TCATCCGGTCTAAAGTCTAATACATCTGACAATCTAATATCACCATATGATGGGATGTCTGCGTATTCGCCAGGGTATGAATTTCTATTATAATAATCTCCAGTCAGTTGATGCAAAAAGCAGTCGTAAGTTACCGTAACCACCCGCTCGGCGCCACTACTATCTAATGGAATCGGCAAACCTTTATATCTTACGGAAGATGTTTTGTAAACACCATCTCTTTGACCATCATCAAGTACGAGATCAGCTAGATCAAGAGGGATTGTACCAGTATTTTGCGGGTTAGTAGGATCTTGTAAGTATGTAGCTCCAGTGATTTTAAACACATCTGTATTACTGAGATTCACAAATGTGTTAGTCAATCCAGTAATTTGAGTAGATCTACTGGCACTGTACTTCTGTTTAGCTACTAATATTTTCTTTTGAGAAAGAAGAACTGTGCCTATGTCCCCGTCGAGTAAGTCTCCAGCAGTTGTAGCAGTTAATGTGATGGTGTCATTATTGGTGCCACTTATCAATGCACTTTGAATTTCAATAATAGCATTATTGGCACCAGCAACTATGTAAGAGTTCTCATTTTCATCAAAAAATCTATTATCACCTGTATCTGTAAGTGTGATCTGGCCAGCATCTGCAACTTCATATGCCATTTTGCGTCTTATGGCAATTTCTGTTTCGCCAACATCAGAAACATTATCATAAGGAAGTTCATATAGAGACCTTGTATATTCAGTATCATTCAGACCACTATCAGCGGTGAAGTTAAAGACAAAACCACTTGTGTCACCAGTTGCAGTCGTTGCAGTTGAATCAATTGTGCCGTTGATATCATAGAGATACAATCTGTATTTACCTCCGANATTCTCNAAACCTCTAATCTTAGCGGTGGTTGAGCCGTTGTCAAAAGTCACACTCTCACCAAAGGTTGGAAGACCTTCAATTGATTCACCCTCAAGGTAATTACCAAGTCGAGCAGTTGTGTAGATCTCAGTATTTGATTCTGTTGTTCTAGCTCTTTCGACTGGAACATCAATCCTTGATTGTGGATCAATCCTAAAACCTTCTACATATGCGATAGATGGTTCAACACCTACGATAAATCTAGACTTTCCATATTCTTCTACATCGTCTTCTGGAGTAGTTGAGTCGATTGTTATTGGGCCATTATTTGCTATTCCAGAAATATCATCCTCTTCGACATCGATACCAAAAGTCCTCATTTGGTCAGTGCTATATAAACCCCTATTTTCACCATCATCTTCATCATTCAAGAAGTCTCGAATGTCGATGCCGAAAGGTTTGACAGCATAGTCACCACTCTCTTCAGAGGTTCTCCTAGCCAATGTCGCTTCGATATTATCAGCAAACAGTGTCTGAGATTTCTCTTGAACATTGTTATTAACAATTATGATCAGAGGAGAATATGCCTCACTTGAAGCTTCTGCGACTGTTGAACTGATTACATCGGAGTTATCCGAGATAAATATTGCATCAGCGGCACCTGATGTAGTATCTCCATCATCATCACTAACGAATACAAGTTTCAAATCAATTGCATATCTATCAGCGCCTGGTGCAGCATAATTAGGCTCGCCAGAAGCATTATCTAATAGTGTATTGTCATCCCCAGATGTTTTTACACTTTCATTAACCTGAAAGGCAACCTTACCACTGATAAGATAGTCATATGTAGGCTTAACGATATAAATCTCTTGATATTCACCCAGAACAAATTGTCCTTTGACAAAGAAAACACCTGGCTCGACAGTGGCTATGGCCGCATATTTAATATCATCAATCTCTCCGAGCCGCTCGCCGCTGTTAACCCAAATCTCATTATTTTCTTTCGTGACATTGTCTGTTGCGTATATCGCACCTGTCTCAAATTCCTTTACATTTACCCCCGATTCCTGAACAGAGTTTTCATATTTGATGAAAAGTCTATAGGATTTCTCACCAATTTTAAGTGTTTCAAGGATGGATGCCTTCAATCCAATTCCCTCTATCTTATCCGCGATTATACTTAAATCATCCAGTGCAGTACCAGGATCTGTGTCAAATGTAACGTCAATAGCGTAAACATCATCATCAAAATTCTTTTCACCTTCGATGATAGATGCACCTTCAGAGAATACACCTCTACCAAACTGATCAATCTGTGATTGAATAGTGGACTGCATCTGATTCAATTCACGTGCTTGAACACTGACACCGGGCTTGTATAGAATTCTTAGATAATTCTTTTCCTCTGGTGTCTTTCCTGTATTCGGATCGGTTACATGAAAGTCATCAACATAAGGAGTCTGACTGAAAGTTGTTAAAGTGTTCTTTGCCATATTCTTTATTTATATGAATTTAATTCTATTTCTTTTCAAATGCAAACTATACTGGTATAATCATTGATCTGTTTATTTAGCTTCTAGTACTTCAATCCGTGCAATTGCATCTTGCAGAGCCTTGGTTAAGAGAGGGATCAATTTACTCTGGTCGATACCTTGGTAGTCAGGAGTGCCGTCTTCTTTGATTGCATCCTTTGTTCCAGCAATCGCGGCTGGCACAATCTCCTGTGCTTCGTGAGCGATGAAACCATCAACACGAGTACCATCTGATTTCCAAGCAAAGTTACAAGGCTTGAGCTGCTTGAGACGTTCAATGCTGTTATCAATGCTAGTGATGTCCTCCTTGAGACGGTAGTCTGAGGATTGAATAAATGCGGCTGCAGTCGCATTTCCGACACTCACTGTATCACCAGCCACGAAGATATCACCGTCGGCAGTAATCTTCATTTGTTCGGTGCCAGCAATATTAATAAATTTATGATCATCAGCCTGGTGAATGATTAGATTCGGAGTTAGTGTGTCAGTTTCATTAGTTAGTGCAATATTAGCACCCGCGATGGGGGAATTTCCACCGGCCGCTGTGGTAAGCCGCAATGCTGCGGGCCCCCTTTGAGAGATTTCAAACTCTCCATCATCTCTTCGCCAAATTCTTGCTGCGTAATCTGGATAAACATTACCCGCATGAAAATCGATAAATGATTGAAGTTTTCCGTCGGCTGGCTCCAGTCCGAGACCAAGTTCAACACCAACAGTTAAAACACCAGGATCATTAGGGGAGTCACTGAAGTTGACGTTATCATAATAAGTATTAAATACTGTACCATTAGCATTTACTTCGTCTTGGAATGTCTTAGCCGCAGTGATATTTTGTATTGTATCTGTGGTGACATAAAGTGATCCATCTTTTCCATCAAGTAGATCTGCATCTAGACCTGAATTAGCACCATCATTACCTGCGTGCCAAATTTTATGTTCGGTAACTCCAGCATCATATGTGGTGACCAATTGATTCCTGCCAGGAATATTGAATATAATCTTGTCTTCAGCACCAATGGTGCCACCTTCCGAATCATCATTTGCTATACCAATAACGAGATCTGACTGTTCGCCTGTTGTGTTGCCAATTCCTCGCGCGCGATACTGAATAAATGCTCCATCAGATGTTTCATTAATACTGTATCCGTTCGCAGATGATTCAAAGAATACGCCGCTTACTCCAGCACTATTTCCCTTTAACCATAAATTGGTTGCATCACTTGCGTATGCTGATACTGCACTCGATGCCCCCGACAAGTTTGGGCTTGAATGACCACTGATGGTAAGTCCTCCAGCCTCGTTCCATGTCGGCGCACCTAGACTGAGTTTAGCATATCCAATTGAACCATCGGGAATGAGAGTTAAATTAGTTGTTTGTGCAACCTCATCCGTGTAGGATAATACACCATTCAACAATGACAATGAAGTGACAGTTTCAGTATCTATAGTATTAACTACACCAGCCTCATTCGTGTAAGATAACACATTACCATTTTGTGTAAGAGATGTTATAGTCTCAGAACCTGAATTCAGAAACAAGTCAGATAACTGAAGCCGTTTAGTTTCACCGCCCTGATCTAATACTATATATTCGGGCCCCAATGGCGTTGTCGCATTGGGTAAATCTGTTATTGTTGTATTAGCCATTTAGAATTGAATTACGATTTTAACATCTTCGGTTTGATCAACATTTCTTACAATTTTCTTTCGATGATCAACGAATAGAACCTCGCCAGTATCATGAACATACTCACTCGTTATAATAGAGTCAATATTTGTATCAGCAATTGTGTCACTAGAAACACCATCTTCGGAGGTCATAGTGATACTCTGACTTGCTAGAAGGGGTATGTAATTAACATTGTGATTAGAATTGGTGTGATAAAAAACTCTATCATTTAGAAGATCAACACGATCGACATAAACTTTAGCCTCTCCCTGTGTGATAAATGATCCTGCTGGATATGCCACTGTTAAAGTACCAGCATTGAGTTGAATATAATTTACAGCATCAAGTGCTTCGATATCATCATATTCAACGCCCTGGTCCGAACCAACTGGACTATTATCATTTCTCTGTGGATTCTCGATCAAAGACACTTGGCGGATTGGAGTATCAATGAGTGCTTCACCATCAACTACTCCAGAGAATCTTGCATAACATCCTGCATAATAAGAAGGAATATCCTTTCTTGGATGTGCACCAAATCCATCGATTGATGCCACGAGAGGTTGGATACGAACAGCATCTAGAAAGGATACACCTTCATAAACTTCAATCGAAGCTTTTGCATATCCCATTAGTGGGTTTACTCTAATACCAGGCCCCACGGGCGAGTCTAAGCTTTCTGTATAATTAATACTTGCAATTGAACCTACACCGAAACTGACACTGAATCTTTCGTCTGTTGTGAGTTCTATGGTCTCAATCGCAACACCATACTCATCGACACCTTTCAACTTAATGGTTACATTATTGGTGTCTAGATTAACGCCACCATTATCAATCTTGAAGTTATAAACTAAACCTCCCGTTGCGGCTTTTGCAGTTGCAGCATCTCCTTCTAAATTAACTGGAACAAATTGCTCAGTGTAGAAAGCTGATGATTGATTAATTGTTTGAATAAATGCCCAAGTGTATCCATCATCAGTCACCAGAACATGATTTACTGTATCGAACGTAGTATAATTATCACCTGGATTGAAAGTCGAAGCCGAACCATTGTCATTATCCAAACAAACAAAAATATTATTATTGAATGTCATGTAACAAGGATAATCACTGCCTTCTAGATCGAACGTTAGTGGATCATATGGATTATAAACTTTATATGTTCTACCAGATTCCCATCTATTCTTTGGTGTCAAAATATCCTGCTGCTGAACTTTCACTAAGGATATTAAGTTATCAAGGACATCTTGGTCTTCTATGATAGTACCATTAGGAAGAGGTACAGAGAAGAGTTGATCATCTTCACTATAGCTAGTGGAATCTGGCCATTTATCACTCTTACCAATTCCGATAAAATACGAGTTTTGATTGGTCTGAAGCTGACTTATGAAATTCTCACAAGAGTTTCGTCTAAAGTTATTTGTAATGATTGCTGACATAATGTTATTTATAAAGATTTACGTGAAGTATTAATTGTTTATTAGTGACTTAAGCTTTCGAAGAAATCATTTATAACATCTTCGGGTATATATTTCATGATTATTGCAACACTGGAATCGATGATGTCAGTGCTTTTAATTCTTTCTATTAGCATATATGCCTTCGTGTAATCTTTACACGTGAAGTAATTATGATTTTCTTTATCATCATATGCTGTTAAAAACTCTTCCCATGTTTCATACTCCGAAGCATGTAACAAAATATCATTGATACTATATCCAGACTCAATGTAAGGTGATAAAGGATATGTGGTTGCTTTAATATAGAACCAAATTTTATGTTGTGTCGATGAAGGAAAATCATGTAGATAGCACTCGCCATGTTCCTCACAATGATCTATTCCCAACCGGCCGGCAGGAGAGCACTCCAATTCTGCTAAGCCTAACTCTTTTAGTTTTTCTGATGTAATTGTGATCATAATTATTAAGCTGTTGGAGATAGAACTGTAAGAGAATTTTCAATAACAACCTCCTGCGCGCCAGCCACGGCGATAAACGCATTAATAGTATCGGTGTTTGTTAATGTGCCAAATGAACCACTAAATTCCTCTATGCCCTGCAACAGACCAAAAGGCCCCGGCGTTGTAAAACTATGGGTGATATCACTACCACTAATCACGCGGCCTATTAAATCATATACACGGACTGTCACAAGGTATGTCACGTTCTTCTGTGACCTGTCGTCCACATTCCAATTTATACTAAACTTATAGTCTGGTAGCCTGGTGCCAGGATCCACAGAAACAAGATTCGCGTAACCCACACCAAGGATTGGATTAGGATCAGTGAAGATAGTTGTGTCATTGAAAATGACTTCAGTGAGACCCACACCATCATGGATCACACTTGTCAGATCGCTGAAATTTATATCCTGTATAGGCATTATGGTGTAGTGATGGTTAATATGGTGCCGTTCAAAGTATATGTTGCTGCGGCAGGACCTTGAGGACCAGTGGGACCAGTGAGACCTTGTGGACCAGTATCGCCATTAATAACACTTCCAGTAACAGCGGCTGTCGTCATTTGATAGAATTGAATAATGCTTGCGGAGGATAAACCGATAAAGGAATATGTCGCGCCTGCTGGTATTGTTATTTCCGAAACATCATCATCTGAAGATGTATTATAAAAATGTAGAAATTGTATTTGAGTACCATCAATGATGATATCGATATCAACCCCGCCGACGACTCCACTCTGAGCATATAAGCGAACTACCAGTGGAGAACCAGTATTATTTGTGTAATCTGTTTCTTCAACATAAGCTGGGCTGACCGCAGACCATGACTGACTTGTAGTAATGGCTGCAGCACTGTTCGATTCGATTCTTACATTGAAGCTGACATCCGTGGGCAGCAGCTGGCCGCGGCGCAGGTATGCGCCACTTTCGGCATTAAACTGAAAACCATTTGTCGATTTTGCTGTAGTAACAGTAGTAACTTCATTATCATAATCAAGTGTATCGCCGTCATTTGAAAATATTTCAATGATAACATTATAATTAGCATTGGATAGAGGTGTATTAAACGTGCAGGTGAAGAAATTTTCACCATCATTAATACCGCTCGATCGAACAGTTGTAAAATCACCAGATGTCGTTGGATTTGGATCGTTGGTTGTGTTGGCGAAAGAAAGATTTCCAGCAGTTATCTCACCATATCTCAATACTGAGGAGCCTCCTACAGCACCTGATGGGACAACAGAATCAACATATCCCTTTGTAACAAGGTGATCGTTGTTCACTCCCTCCGCGCCTAATGTCACATAACCAGAGACATCCCATACAGGAGCACCAGTGCTTAATTGTGTAGGTAAAATACCTGTAACCTTTGTATCAATGTAATCTACTAAAGTCCCCTGTGTTAATAGATATCCACGATTTCCCGCAGCGACGACGAGAGGGCCACCAATTGGAGGAGAGTCTGTGTTGGGTGAATCCGGCCACACATCATAAAGACTCGAATTTCCACCTTGCGGACTATCACCTACAAGCAGGTCTCCGAGATTATTTATCTGTAATTGCAGTGTCGAAACATGCCCATCAACATAATATTTGATACTACTCTGTGTGGCCAGTGCAGTCGAACTATTCGAAGCCAAACTGTTTTGATTAAGGATGGCGACTTCACTCGGCTTAGCACTGGCTCCACTTACATTACCTATAACAGTATAATTACTAATGGCAGCCAGATTATCTAATTCAACATCCGCCTGCAATTCAGTTAATGAAAAATGTGTGGACAATTCATCGAGTGTGATTTTAACAGTCTTATCAGATTGATCTAAAATAAGACTATCACTATTCGCAATATTTGTCGTACTACTTAAATTTGAAATTAAAATACCCATATCTACTATTTATACTATATTAATATTAATTGATCACCCGATAGTGTAATTATATTTAGAGATGATATCGCGGGCGAGGATTCAGATTGATCTATCGTTATAATTCCAATAGGAGGTGATTCATCAATAATTGTTATGAAACTTGATATATTCGAGAAAATTCTGCGGTTTTCATAATTATCAGATAAGTTGTTTCCGCCGTCTTGTGTCAATAACATCACATCAGATGTTGATTGCTCAACTATGAAATCTCCACCACGACCAAGCCGATTATCGCTATAGACTAATGGATCGATCGATGGGAATTTAATATCATTATAATTAAATTTAAGACCATGATCTATTGGCACATTTTTATATTCACTAATACTATCTGTATCCAAGAATTTTAAATTTTGAATATAATCATTTCGAGTTCTTATAGAACTGTCAGAGTCTGACTTGGTGAAGTAATTGGTGATGAATATAACAAGTCTTAAGAATGTCGCATCATCATAATTGAGTATGGTGGCGATGGATCGCGTGGCTATATTACCCAAGAGACCATATTGAAACATCGGCATATGATCGCCAACACTATCGCTATATCTTTCATTGATACCTGATTTATGCGGTGGAGTTAAACTCTTCAACCAATCAAGATCATTATAATCATGTGTTTTATACAAATCCCTGTAATTTCTTGGCAGTGTGGTTTCATATGTTCTAGTGAAAGAATTAAATCTAACAAATCTCCCGATCCAATTGGTTCTTCGAACAATCAATAGTGAAAGTATAGCAAAGAACTTAAAGCCCGCGGGATGAACAAGTTTATTAAATTCATTCTTCCATTCAGAAGCACCAATAGATGAGTTAATCACATAAGAGAAATCCTGCCAGAAATAACTATCCTGTAGAACATCCGAGTTAGAAACAAACCCTTTAGTATCTCTATACATACTACCATTATAGTCACCAGAGGATGGCTTGAATAACAATTCCCTTGGATATTGAATCGAGATAACATCATCATAAAAGATCTTAAAGAAATTAATGATACTATCCTCTGAGCCTTTCGTGAGATAGTATTTTACAATTTTCTTGTATAAGGAAACTCTATTAAATGCTGCAGATCTTGGAATATTTTTAGCAATTTCAGCTTGAATTGAATCAATGTATTGTGCAGAAGTTCGATCAATGTCTTGCTCAGTTAAGATGTTATTAATCTCTTGTGATGGTAAACCATCTGTATTCATATAAGAGTAATAATCTTCAATGAAGCCAATGAAGTTATCCGCGCCTTCTCTTAGATGCATGGGCACCAAAGACTCGACAGTATTCGCCTCAGTTGTTGCGGGTCTCGCAGTTGCTATTGAAATATCCATTAACTATGTCTATTGTATGTTGTGTAATCAATTGCACCTGCAGCACCACCGACAGAAATCGTATCAACATCTCCCGATACAATTGATTTATTAGAATCAATCTGTAACAAGTTATTTCTCTTAGCAACAACATCATTCGATGCTGGAGTACAATATACATTAATTGTCGATGTCGTATCAGTGGGTATGGGATTGAATCGAAGTAGTCCTGTGATCGGTGTCAAAGTTCCAACATCGTTGATCATTTTTATCTCTGTCCCAGAAGCATCAACTCTATACACATAGATTCGTCTTGTTGTATTTGATAGAGGTTCATCTCCTAGTCTAACAGAGTAGTCTTGATATTTAAATTCATCCGATGATATATAGGATTCTGAATCATCAATGTCTCCATAGATTTCAAAACCAAATGATAACTCTGATGATATTGTATCAAACTTAACCAAATCCTTTTTCTTATACACGAAGACTCTCGCTGTTGTACTAAGGATAGATGATTCAACGATGTCGATTGATCTAAGGAAATTGGAGTGGCGGAACACTGTATTGAAACTTTGCAGAACACTTGTATTATAACTTATTAATTCATTTCTAACAAGTGTTTCAAGATCGGATTTATTCAGATCTGTTTGATTTGAATCATATTTAAAGAATATATTAAAATATAAATATGTGAAATCTGGATCAATAATCTCTGGAATAGTTGATGCAACATTTTTTGAAGAAAGTAATCCCTTCAATTCATCTTTCTGTATGTCAGTTAATGCATTTTCAGAATTAGGTTTTACTGATACAAAAACTTTACCATATTGTGGTGGATCATTATCTTGACCACCCCACACAGACACAACACTTGCTGCAGGAAAATCTCTTTTAATTATGGCTAGATAGTCATCAACTGTAACAGCTCTCTCTTGAGATGCAAAGGTTAAAGGTGCATTGAAACGAATTGATTCAATATCTTCTTTTATTGCTCCTCCACTCGCCCGTGATTCCAATGTAATAGAGATTGGAGCAGGGTTACTCGATGCCCATGTGAATGATGTCGCGCCATTTGATTCTTCACCAAACGTACTTATATATTCAAGTTCAATGATATTCTGACCACTCGGTTTCTTTCCATAAACATTGTTACCAAATTCTATTTCATAATTTCCATCATGATTTTCTGTGATAAAATAAATCTCACTTCGATCTGTCACATCATTGAATGTAGTAAACTTATTATAAATTGAAAAACTATCACTTGAAGTATTGTCATAAACTTTAACTTTCAAATGAGATACATCTGCTGTATTATCTTTCAATACATACTTCTGACCTTTGCCAGCAGCATCTCGCACAATAAAACTTTGTCTCTTTAGAATCCCTTGGTGGAATACTATATTAGAGAATGTATATTTTCCACCAACTAAAGTTGTAGTGTGATCCTCAACAGTGATAAATGTATATGTCTTTCCATTAAGACTTGTTGTAATTCTCTTTCCTGCATCAAGTGTGAATGTTTCTTCAGAGTTATTAACTGATCCATTAAATTCTAATGTGAGTCCGCAGTTAGCAGATCTAATACTATTTGGAGTATAACCCAAGAGTTTAGCGCGGGATACAACATTTGATCTTAGTTGTGCGGAGTCAAGGAATGTCTCATTGATTGAAGTATGAGCAGTGATCGCATTATAGTGTGTATTATGCGCCAGGATATCCATCATCATATTAAGACCTGAACCTTCGAAGTCGAAGTCTTTATACTTATCGCCGGGATAATTTTTATAATAACTGATAAGATTTTCTTTAATCCTATCAAAGTCTAGTTCTGTTACATTAAATTGTGCCATTATCGTGTGCGTTCGAGGTAAAAATTAGTTTCTTCTCTTTGGTCAGAAAATATTACATTGAATTGAATATTAATTTGATATGAGTTGCGGTCGGATTCATCAATCACTTCAACAAAAACACCATTCACTCTTGGTTCATACTCATCCAAAACTCTAAGAACCTCATCCTTGATAGCCATTTCTGTAAATGGGTCAGCGGGTTCGAATAGCAGTGCTGTAATATTTGATCCTATTCTAGGTTGAAAAGGTCTCTCAGTAAAGTTTGTTAATACAAGGTTCTTCACAGCTTGTTTCACAGCATCAATATCATTCAATGATGTGATATCTTGCGTATTAGGGTGAACAGTAAATGACAGGGGCAGATCTGCGTATAATCTTCTACGAGAAGTCAACGTAGATCCTTCCCGTGTTGTTATCTGAAAATTTATTACCCATATATTCTATTTATACTAATTGAGTAAGATATTTGGAGCAGTTGTTACTTGATTTCCACCATATTCTTCTTTGACACCACCAACAGTAGTCTGTAATAATGTTTTGCCAATATGTTCTACTTTCTTTCCGCCAATATTCGTAATCATGTCTTT